CTTTCACTTCCCGCTTCTAGGTGGTCTATCACAACACTTCATCCCATCGCTTCTAGGTAGCCTTGTTTCAGTATCATCAATGATTGCACCGCCGACTGTGCAACTATTATTAATACTAACTTCCAGCCAGTGTGTTCCCTCCTTACTCTAATTCCTTTTTTATATGACGTAACTCACGGATGGCTATTGAGTAATATACCTTATCTGTGGCAGCATGGGACTTTCTAAATCGTTCTTGTAATTCATCCAGACGTGATTCTATGTAGTCCTCCACTTTCTGGGTGCGCTTTAACAGATGTTCCACATCTTCGTACTTAACCCATTCGCCATTTTGATGTAACTTCAATCTGCTTCTACGCTGTTGAGTATAATAGTTCTCGCTACCATATTTCCGACGCGTAGCATAACGGTTAATCATCATCTGTTGTCTCCGTTTCCACTGATAACCCCACGTTCTTTACGGTCATACAGCTTTTCTAAGTTACGTGTCGCCACTGTTGTCATGTCCACGTTCAAGTCACGACATAGTGCAGCAATGTACCACAGGCAGTCGCCTACTTCATCTGATATAGCAGTACGATCAAACTTACCGTCACGCAAGATTTTCTTTACCTTGTTGGCTACCTCACCAGCTTCCGCAGCTAACCCAAGTGCAGGGTAGATCACTGCATGTTCAGCACCATAGATAGCTGTACCTGCTGCTTGTTTCTGGTAGTAGTTCATAGTGATGTCTACGTCCTCGTTGTAGTATTCAAACGCTTCCATGTCCTCTTTACTGATCATCCAATCAACCTTCCATAAAACTCTGTCGGGCCTCTGTGGTTCTTGTCAAAGAGATACCAACAACAATTATCTTTTCCTGTGTTCTTCGAGCCTTCAATCCACTTGACCCTTCCTACACTTACGATCTTAGCGCAGTAGGTAATAAGTAGTGACGACTGCTTAGTGTGCGCCCAATCTGCATCAAACAACAACCATGTAGGTGCTATGTCAATGTAGTGGTCTATGAACGCATGTAGAAACTTCCGTTCCCACGGTGGGTTAGTAATGCAAAAGTCTATCTCTGCATTACCAAAGTCTAACTGTAGCGCATCACACTGGTGTATGTCGTGACGTTGTGGTTCAATGTCGGACGCAAACATACACTCTGCGTAACCATCAGTTAAGTTGTATAAGTGTTCAACCAATCTTCCATCGCCAGCACAAGGTTCAATGTAGTCAAAACCCTCTTGCGGAAGGTGGTCAATAAGCGGCTCTACAGCCTCTACAGGTGTAGGGTAGTAGTCCCTTGGCACCCTAGCGAAGTCAGATCGTTTTCCCATTAGTGTAGCGTAAATTCCTCTGCCATTCCAATATCAACCGTAGCATACTCTGCTAAGGCCACAGCTTCATCTTCTGATAGAGCCTTGTCATTCATAGCACGACCAACAAGTAAGTATTTAGCTTGGCTTCTTAGCTTTTCTATGTCGTCCTCTTGCTCTAACATGTCATAGACTTCTATGTAGTCTGATAAACTCATAGCCATTCCTTCGGTATAGACTTGTCTGCGTATAAGAAACCATGCTTGTTACACCAATCCCCATATGTACTCTTTGCACCTTTGTACAGTTTAGCCCTAGAGTTTTGAAAGACAAACCTGATGTCATAATCTGGATACTGCTTCTGAATTAGCAAATGTTTTTTTCTATCTGCTTGCATGAAGCGGCCCTTGGTTTCGACTATGATGCCATTAGGTAATATAAAGTCTGGGGTGTAGGTACGATCTTCCTCAACACGATACTTGATCTTCTGTGTCTCGTATTCATACTTAACCCCAGCCTCTTTAAGTTCCTTCGCTACTCTTTCCTCTAAACCAGAACGCCAGCCATTCTTTACTGCCTGTTGTCTGGTGGTTCCCATAGTTCTCCTTCATAACGCCTTAGCCAAAGTAACCTAGCATTTTCCACTACACGGTCCCTGTCACCATCATAAGCCTTTAGTACAGCATCCCACAATTCGTCCTCAGTCTCAGCACCCTCTAGCATTTTATCTGCTGTCTTAGGACCTACCTTGTGCAAACCTATGATGTTATCGACGCTATCCCCTGTTAGTATCTGGGTGTAAAAGAACTTAATTCCCTCGTCGGGGGTGACCTTTACCATAACGTCTTTAACTGGGTTGTAGTGCCAGCATGGAACTTGAAGCATGTCCTTGTCTATAGAAACGATAGTACAGTCATAGTTTAACTGTGTAGCCTCTATAGCCAAGCAATCATCTGCCTCTTGTTCCACACTTTCCACTGCTTCCCACATGTCAGTCATGTGATCCCTGATAGACTGTAGATGTACAGGTTTCTCTGTACCCTTTCGGTTACCCTTATACACCGCAGTCTTAGCAACATCATGCCTGAACTGGTGACCACTACAAGTTAAATACACTTGATAGTTTGAAAACTCATATGGCAGTTGAGACACACGCTCAATACCTGTCCTTAGTAAGTAATCAACGCAATCAATAGCTTCTTCCTGTGGTTCGTTCCGTGTAGCAAAAGCAGCACGGTAGGCGAATACGTCACCGTCTACTAATGCCTTGCCATAGTCCATTAGAAACTAGACCAAGAACATTCGCCACCCTCTTTGTGCGCACCGATGGACTCCACGTAGGAGAAGCCTGATGCGAGGCAAGCATCGTGGTATAGATGTAAGAGATCATGTAAGCTATCTACCTCTTGTCGCTCAAGGGTGACGGAGCCTTGAACCCCGTCCTCCTCTTTATCCATGTAAAAGCGAATTTCTACTTGCATTAGCCCGCCGCCGCAAAGATCATGTCGTCTGCTGATGGTTCGTTTGTACGTTCCACCAACTCTGTGATAGCGATACCATTTAGTCGGATACCATTACCGTCAGAGTATGTTTCAAACTGGACCTTAGCTTTTGTGCCATTGCCTAGTTCACCATCAGAGAACGTCCACTTGGTTACATTCTCACGACCTTGCCGTAGGTCAACAACCTTTACTGGTCCACCAAGGTTAGCGTTATCACCTGTCATTGGGTCTTTCCAATCACGAATGTCGTCTGCTACGCCACGTTTGATCTTCATGTATTTCCCAATACCGAAGTCTGCGTTACCCTCTTGGATGCGGTTGTTACCCATCACTGTAGCCTTGAAACCTTCCGTCATAAGACGGTCAATTTGACTTTGGTCTGTGAAGTATGCGTTTACTACGTACTGACCACCTTTGTCAGCGATCGCTTTTTGCCAAGATGGGCCATTCGGGTCGCCCATGTCTGCGTTCTCTGGGAAAACTTTTGCGTATTCCAAAACCATGTCGAGTGTATATCGTGCCATTTGTTGAGTCCTTTCTAACACTGGTAAATATATATGGTACATTTTTTCGGGTTTGTAAACATTTTGTTCACTTTTTTATTCTAGTGGATGTCTGCGTATGTCTTTCCGAATTGCACGTCAATCCCAAGGGGTACGTTTAGTTGCAATTCTTCGTTAAGTAGATCAATGGCAGTTTCCATCTTACGTTGTGTTGTTTGTTCCTCTCCTTCTTTTACTAGGACAATAACCTCATCGTGAAACTGTCCAATGGTCTTTAGTTCTAGGCCACGACAGTACATCAACCAGCTATCAAAGCAATAGACACCTGTTGACTGATTAAGGGTACTGAAACGGTCCTTGTCTGATCTCAGTGAATACCAGAAACGAGACACAGGATTATAAAGCCACATAGAGCCAAATAAAGTTCTTGTACGGGCATCTTTACTCACTTTCTCAACAGACCAGTTACGTGACCAAAAGGCATCTAGGAGCGTCTGTGCTTCGCTCTCAGACATACCTGTGTTTCTGGCTAGGGTTTGCTTACCCACACCATAAGTTGCGCTGTAGTTCACTACCTTGTAATTCTTACGCAGGGCCTTGAGGCTGCGTTCACCAGAGTTATGTTTGTCAATGTCGTCCTGTGTTACAACACCAGCGTGTTTGGCAAGGTCAAGGTGTGGGTCAAACCCCTCACGTGACATCTCAGCAACATAATCTGGGTCCAGTGGTTTCATGTAGTGACGCTTGGTTGTATCCTCTAATGAGGTCATGTCAGAGCCACACAGTGTGTACCCATCTGGGCAGGTAAGAACCCCCCTTATTTCCTTTCCGTAGGGTCGGTCAACGCTTGGCAAATTGACGCAAGGTTTTGCGTGTCGGAAGCGGAAAGTGTTAGTAAGCCCTGCGACTGTTGCTTGCACATAACCGTCAACCTGTGTGTCAAGTAGAGACTTGATAATTCCAATACGGTGAGAAAGAACAGTGAGGCCATCAAGCAGGTTAATAGCAGGTTCTCGTTCAGCCAAGTCACGAACCGATTGGCAGAGTTCTCCGTCTTTTCGTATCTGTTCCAGTTTCCGTGTGGAGCCATCTGGTTCCCTCATAAATTTGAATGTACGTGGTTCCCACCCTAGCATGAACAACCAATCTTTTACCTGTTGTACAGAACTAGGGTTTGCCCGTTCCTCACCAACCTTGACTTTCAGGCTCAGGGTACTCGTCGGGACCTTGTGGACCTTGCATAGTTCTTCCCACTTTTCCCCGTTTGTCGATAGGCTTCCGTCCTTCTTGTGATACACCTTGGGTCTGTTTCTTACAGTTGTTATCACACGCCGAGGCATAACTTCCGCAAGAGCATTTGTCTTTTCTGCCTTTAGTGCTTCCCACTCCTGTAGGTGCTTGGATGCTGCTGTAACGTCTAATTTCCATCGTAGGGCCTCCTGTTCTGCTGCACACTGTAGCTTGAACGTCAAGTAGTCGATCAGTCGCCACTTGTCAGAAGTGTCAGGATACAGCTTGTTTAGTTTGATCTCTAGGTCACGCCATAGACGTGTGTTGATCTTTACGTCCTCATTACAACGGTGGGCATATTCCTCTGGTGTAAGGCTGTCCCAATCCTTGATAACTGGCTTAGGTACACCATAGTCAACACCATAACCTTCTAGTCCATGTGACCCACGGTCAAAGTTGAGGTACCACGACAGAGCAAGTGTATCTACTAGCTTGGCCTTGATGTTTACCCCTAGCACTTTTTCCACTTGGGGGATGTCAAAGCGTATTATGTTGTGACCAATGAGTACATCAGCTTCCTCAAAGAAAATACGCATAGCCACATAGTCGTGTGTGTGCTGTACCTCACCATTGTTGTCCATCCACGATAACACGTGTATCTTACTGGCGTTTAGTCCATCTGTTTCTATGTCAAATACTGGCATTATCTATCCCAATCACTTTCTATTCCACGTGTAGCTGGACTTACTATAGTCTCTACCCTGTGTATAATTTCGTAGTCTACATACTCAGGGCAATGTAGCATAGCGTAGTCTCTGCACTCCAAACATCTCTCTAAAGTTTCACATTCGGCATCTATATCTTCCCAAATATAAAGACCATCGCTTAGATAAGACTGCGCTCTTAATTGGTAATATTCGTTCTTCATCAATAAGCCTCTCTTAGTGTAAACGTATCGTAATTGAACCGCAGCTTACCTGCTTGACCTTCCTCTGATGATGGTCGGTTCTTCTCAATCTTTAGATACGTTGTGTTTCGTTCTTCCATGTCGTCTGATTCTTTGTCACGGTGTAGGCTCACAATGACACTAGCACGTTGTCCAATCATCTTGCAATACTTAAAGTCACCATTCTCGTTAGTATGTCCGATAGACACGATACCAATGTTAAGTTCCGCAGCCAGCTTCGACAGACGGACGGACAGGTTCGCAAGTTCTGCCTCTTTGCTATCCTCTGTGCCTGTGATCACGTCTTGGATCGGCTCAAAGAATACAAACTTACAATCACATGCCTGACTGAAAAAGCGAATCTGGTCGCACAATTCGTCGGCCCCCTGTCCGTCCTGTAGGTAGAACTGGTATAGGTTCTCGTCTTTGGTAAGGTCTATAATAGCTTGTCTTACCTGTTTGTCCAGACCTTTTTCTTCGATAAGGTCACGGCGTGTCACATTGTCATTCAGTTGGTAGGACGCAAGTCCCAGCAGTGAACGTAGCTTTGTTTCTTCTAGGTGCCACGTAGCGATAGGGATGCCACGCTGCAACATCTGAAACTCTAGGTAACGCATCA